CCGTCAAGGAGATCGAGACCGATACCACCAATCCCCGCTATGGCCGGCCTACCCTGTATGAAGTTAAGTTCTCCGACTCGGTGATGGGGGATGTCAATTCGGTCGTCAATAAGTTGGTGCACTGGTCCCGCGTCATTCACGTAGCGGATAACCGCACCAACTCAGAAATCTTCGGCATGCCCCGTTTACAACAAGTCTTCAACCGGGGCCTGGATCTCCACAAGATTACGGGGGGTTCGGGGGAAATGTTCTGGAAGGGTGGTTTCCCCGGTTTGAGTATGGAGTCTCACCCCAACCTAGGCGAGGACGTGGAACTCGACAAAGAGTCCACCAAGGAGCAGATGGAAGCCTACATGAACGGGCTGCAGCGTTATATCGCCACGGTGGGGATGGAGGTCAAATCCCTTTCCATTCAAATTGCCGATCCGCGCCCCCACGTCGAAGTCCACTGTCGGATGATCGCCGCCACCATCGGGGTGCCCTGGCGGGTTCTGATGGGCAGTGAGGAAGGGCAGCTGGCCAGCGAGCAGGACACCAAGACCTGGAACCGGCGTTTGACGCGTCGGCGGGAACGGTATGTCAATCCCTTTATCATTCGACCCTTGGTGCAGCGTCTCCAGGCCGCTGGATCCTTACCCGTCCTGGAGCGCTTCAAGATTCACTGGCCCGACTTGGCCATGCCGAGTGAAAAGGATACCGCCGAAGCGGCGGAGAAGGAGTCCAACGCCATCGCCAAGTATGTCCAGGCCGGCGGGGATTCTCTGATCCCGCCTTTCCATTACTTGACGTTGGTGTTAGGCAAGAGCGAGGAGGAAGCGGTCGCTATCATCGCCGCGGCCACCAAGGCCATGCAGATGGAAGATCCCAGCGCCATGGACGCGACCGATCCGGCTTCCAACCCGGTGGCGGCCGATCGGCAAAAGAAGCAGGAGACGGCCCAGGCCATCGCGGCCCAATTGCCCCGGCCCGGCGCGGCCGGACTACCTACCGCCGGCCGAAACGTCACCCGCCGGGGAATGGGTAACCCGGCCAACAATGTAGGAGGGTAAATGCCCCTTACCCTACATCGTCTCCTAGCCGGTCTACCGTCCGGGAGACTGGCCGCGGCCCGGAAAGCTGAGAAGGGGCTTGTCGCAGCGGGCTCAGGGTTAAATCTCCTCCGGTTCGACCCCACCAAGACCACCCTTCTCCGCCAAGCCTTTACCGCTTCGGTCCGCCGGCGCTTTGCCCGGCTCCGGCGGCACGTCCGGCAATTCTTTCATACCGACGTGCTGGGCCTCAAGCCCCGGGGGGCTTTGTTCTTTATGGCGGTGCCTAATCCCCGGGCCTATGAGTTTGCCACTGATCCCCAGAAGGTGGCGGCCTTTCGGGCCTGGCTCGATCAGCAGATCGAGGAGGATATATTCACGATCGAACAGACCGAGACCTGGCAGGCTCCCTTGGGTAGTATGGCGATCGGCCCCTGGACGACTCATTATGTGGGGAGCGCCTATAAGCGGGGCTTGGCCAACGCTTACCTGGCCAGCCGGGTCCTGGCCGACATTACCCAGGCCCAGGCGGAGTTTATCCGCTCCATGATGACGTCCCCGGAGCGTATGTCGAAAGTAATCCTGCTGGGCACGCGGGCCTTTGAGGGCATGAAGGGGATTACCTCCACCATGGCCGCCGAAATGAGCCGGACTCTAGCCGAGGGCCTTATCGACGGCCTGGGTGTCATCGAGATTGGTAATCTCCTGGTGGAGCGGGTGGGACTGGCCGAAGCCCGGGCCTTAATGGTGGCCCGCACCGAAATCATTCACGCTCATGCGGAGGGGCAGTTGGACGCCTTCACGGAGTTGGGGGTTCAGGAGCTAGGTCTACAAGCGGAGTGGTCCACTGCCGGAGACGATCGGGTTTGCCCGGTTTGTGCTGAGCTGGAAGGAAAAGTCTTTACGGTGGAGGAAGCTCGGGGCAAGATCCCCCAGCACCCGAACTGTCGGTGCAGCTGGCTGCCAGCGGTGGCAGGGGGTTCCAATGCTAGGTCGGCATCGACTTAACGTCTTGTTGGACCGGGAAGAAACACAACTCCTTCTCCGGCTGATTGACTTTAAGTTGACGGTGTCGCAAGGGCTGGCCCGGTATGAGCCGACCCGGGAGGAGTTGTCGGAGACGGTCGAAATGATTAAAATGCGGGCTGTCTTGCAGGAAACCCTTAACCGAATAAACACACTCGATGGGTGTTGAACGCGAAAGATTTACGCGGGAGGAAGCCAGTAAGCACCGGCACTCCGATCGCTTGGCCGCTTGCCTGGTGGGAGCCCTGGCTTACGACCGGACTCCCCTTTACGATTTTGGTTGTGGTGATGGCTATTACTTGCAGCAGATCCGCCTGGCCAGTCGGAGTCTGAAACCTTGTATTGGAGTCGATGCCTCTATCGACATCCCCAATCCCCACTGGCCCTACATTATCCATCCTTGTGATGCGGCTGTGCCCCTCCATCTAGGACCCCCCGGGGACGTCATTTGTTTAGAAGTGGCGGAGCATATCCGGGCCGACCGCCTGAACGGGCTCCTGGCTAATCTGGAATCACACTGCCGGGGCATCCTGGTGCTCTCCTGGGCCGTGCGCGGACAGGCCGGGACCCGGCATGTGAGTTGCCGCGACGAGCATGAAGTGATGGCGATGGTGCTGCCCTTGGGATTTCGTTATCTGAAAGACACCACTCTGATCTGGCGCGAGGAAGCCGGTCAGGACTTGTGGTGGTTCAAAAAGTCCCTCTACCTATTCCAGCATGTCCACCATACTAACCACGATCACCCCATATTGGGGAAGGGCCGAAATTCTCCCCCTCTGGCTCCAGGCGATAGCAACCGCCCAGAATAGATATGTGGAGCATATCATCTTTGTAATTGGGGAGCCCATCCCCAAATTATCCTACCCCAGCAGCGTCCGCTTTGTGGGCTGCCAGTCCCCGCCCGATCACCGTCTTTCCATCGGCTACTATCATAACTTGGGGGCCAATCTGGCTGATTCCGAATGGATCATGAAGTTGGATGTCGATGCCTTCCCCAACCGAGCCTACTTCAGCGAACTGCTGGGGATACTCGATAAGGCCGGCCCCAAAGAGTGGTTTAACGGCGGGATGTTCTACGTCAACCAGGCTTCCTCGGCCCGCTTCCTGAGTAGCCCCGGGCCGGAACTGTTGTCGGTGGCCAACTACCTCCGCATCACCCGTTCTATCGACATCCACTGCAGTTTGACGTATAAAGCCCCTGCCGCCACCAACTTTATCTGCCGCCGGGAGAACTACCTCAAGCTGGGTGGGTGTGATCAGCGGTTCCTGGGCTATGGCTGGGAGGATTACCAGCAAATCTACATGCTGGAGCGCTACCAACGGGGTCAGGATCCGCTCCCCGGGACCATCGATATGGCCAACGTCAGTGAGCGGTGCCGGGATGAAATCAGCCGGCCCAAGGCCCGGGAATTGATCCGCCGCAATGAGATGCTGGGCCTACTCCACCACTGGCACCCGGGCAGTAAAGATCCCACCTACAAAAGCCCCAAGATCCTACAACACAATCGCCAGGTCCTGCTGGACTATGTCCTCCGGGCTCGGCTTATCACTAACTGCGAGGGGGTATGACGGAAAAGGAATGGCTAGCCTCTTTAGTGGCGCCGGTGCTGGTGGTCGGCAATGGGCCCCTGGCCCGCTCCATCCCGGAGCGGAATTACCAGTCCGTGGTCCGCCTCAACAATTATCAACTAGGGGGATTCTCCGGACAGAAGGTCACCCATTGGGTGGCGAGCGGGTATATCGATATTGAAGCCCGCCCCATCAGTCCGGTCCTGATTCCCTGGTCCCGGGAATTTCAATACCGGCCGGTCCGCCACGATCTGACGTTTGGCCAGCGCGTCGGGGTGGAAGTGATCCACCTGCCCTGGAGTAAACACATTCAAATGTGGTTCCCGCGGGCTCTTTACAAGTGGAAGCTCTTTCCCTCCGTGGGCTTCTGTTTCCTGGCCTGGCTCTATACAAAAGGCGTCCGGCCCGACATCATTGGTTTTGACGGAATGCAACACGGTCACTTTGGGGACCCCAACCACAAACACGGTCACAAACGCACTAAGGTCCTGGAGTGGCAAACCATCCAATCCCACTTCGTAAGGAGAGTTTTATGACGGAAAGTGACATCTATATTATCAAGGCTAAAGGGGCTAACATGCCCAACAAGCGAATTGCGGCTAAACTATCTCTCACTGAGGCCGAGTTAGAAGCCCGTTGGCAGATCATCCTGGCGGAAATGGCTTTCCGCCAGGTGAGCGGCTATGACGAGCTCGCTCAATACTTTACCAACATGGCCATGCAATACAATCTCCTGGGGGAAAGCCTCAAGGTGATCGGGACAGCCGTAGGGAATATCATGACCGATGATGAACTCAAGAGTTTGATCGATGGGAAAGACGTGGATAAAACCGTGGAGAATTTACGCAAGAATGCCATCATTCTGCGCTCCTGGACTCCACCCCCGGCCGAAGTTTCGGAGGACGCTCCATGCCCGCCAACGACCCAGACGACCCCCAAATCACCGTCTCCCTCAGCCGGTCCGAGTTAGTTCACTTGATTAGCCGTTACCATACGATAGTGGATCACTATAAAAAGCTGGCCGGCCACTTCCCCAATGACGTCCGGCAGGACGAGTATCTACAATTTGCGGCCCGGGCGGGGGGCCGGGCGGAGGAGTTAAGTAAACTTCTTGAATTTTAGTTCATAGCGGCTCTAGCTTTAAGGCGCTCGGTCCCTACGCGGGCAAGCGAGTTGTCATTCTTCCCCCAGGGTTGTTGGGCAATTCAAGCGACCGCGTTGATCTTCTTGTGAAGGTCTTCAAGGGTCGGGCTGCAAATCGGATAGACGGGGCGGTGATTGCCCGACAACTGCCGCCCCGTCCTCTGGGAAAGACGATGCCATGAACATTCCGCTCACGCTCCACCTCAACGCCAACACCACCTTCAACCTCGACCCCTCTGTCCAGCAGGGCATTCTGACACAGATCCTGCCCTCTGGTTGGTGCATTCAGAACCTACCCAACCGGGAGCCGGAGCATTGGGATCAAGGGGGCTGTATTACGATCCCAGGGAAGTATCCCGGGGGCCAGATCATCCTGGGCACCTACCGTTACGGGGCGTCTTGTCGGATCCTCCCCGGCAAAGCTCCGGCGGGCTGTGATCCTTGTAACATCTTTGAGGTTTACGTCCCCCATATCCTCTCGGTGGCCTCCAGCACCCACGACGTCAATCCCGTTATCGCCGTGCGGGACCGGGACGACGGGTTGGATATGTCGATGCGCCTGACCGAAGACAAGAAGTATGGAGTTTTGATGGTGGGTAACCTGGAGAATGGTTACCCCAACTTCGGCCACGCTCAGAATCCAGTGGGGATGAAATTGACGGTGGATGACGGCAAGACCTACCGGGATTGGGCGGTGGCAGAGGCCGATGGGTCCGTCCGGTTTCCCCAGGGCATCACAGCGGCCAACGGCCGGCCCGGACTGACGCGGGATGTGGTGGTGGGAGATCAGAAATTTATCATTCAAGGTGGTTTGATTACCGATGTAGTGCCGGTTTAGGCGAAAAATAAGTCATTGCCGTCAATAGCGGGGGAGATTACGGTCCAGTTATTAGATGCTGTCAAACCGCTATAGGCACATTCTGGCTTTGCCCGGTTACCGGGCCCAGGGTCCACGCCGATACGCCAACTGTTTAGATGCCGTCCACTCTTCGCCCGGACGGCCCAGCGTGGACCCTGTCTTACTCCCAACCATATCATGAAAACTCTACCGCAGATCCTGGTGGCAGTAGCCCTCATTCTGGCCATTTTGTTCCTGGCCCATATCGGTTCCGTTATCACTCTGGCGATAGCAATTTGTCTGATTTGTTCGGCAATGATCTTGGAATGGTATGGCTTTCGACGAGCTTCAGGCTAATCCACCGGAGGGCAGCGAAGGCTCGACATTTGACGAGAATAGCAGCGTCGTAAAGACGGCCGTGGGGGTCTTGACCCGATGTATTCTCAATGTGTTTGCGGGCGGGATGATCTTTCTAGGATATGGAAACAAAGAAATCTGGGAGCACATTGTGGCTTTCGGAGTCATCATTGCGACCTTGTCCTGGAGTGCTCTGACCGACCGTCGCCGTAGAAATAAACAAAAACAACAACTCAGGCAGACTAGAAGGAAATATGAACAAAATCCGCCGCGTCGACGCAATCAATAACCTGGTAGCGGTATGCCTCCTGGTCGTATCCCTTTGGGGGTGCGCCAGCCGGCCCCTCGCTCCCGGGGGAGTCTATAATGGGAATCAGGTCCTCTATGAGGCCGATAACGCCATCACCACCGGTCACGCCGTCCTCCAGGACTTTGTGACCTGGGAAGCTAACAATCGCGAGGTGCTCTCGAAGTATCCCGAGATCAAGAAGTTGGCCGATGCCGTCTATACGGACGGCCCCAAGTGGTTTGCTAGTGCGGCGGTCGTCCGGGATGCCTACGCCGCCAACCCCACGGCGGAAAACGCGGATAAACTCAAGTCCAGTATTGACATCCTCAAGGCGGCCATTCACGAGGCCAGCAACTATCTCACCAGCAACAAGGCCCCGCCCGCCTCCAAAAGTATCTCCACCACCACCAAGTAACAAACCTCCACTCCTCCCACCGCTAAGAAGAAAGGAACCCATTAAGTATGGCAAACGACAAGAACAAACCCCAGGCGAACGCTCCGGCCAAGACTGGCGAGCAGGACGATCGTAGCGAGTTTATTAAGGAGATGATGGCGATGGCCGATGCCGCCCTGAGCTTCCTCGAGAACGCGGTCCCCCGCATTGAAGCAGCCTTCAAGCGAGGCGAGATTTCGCAACAGGAGCAGAAAACCATGATGGATCGGATGGACGGTTTGCGCTCCTCCAACTTCCAATTTACCCGTCCGGCTGGTTCCTAAATCCTTCCGGCCCGGATTGGTCTAAGGCGGGGCTCATCACCCCGCCTTAGCTTTTAGTGAAATTATTTCATATTGCCTCTTTCCCCTAACCTAACTATACCAAGCCCAATGAACAAGTTCACCAAGCTATTGCTAGTCCACAACCAAGGGGCTGATTCACTCCCCAACCTAGCAATTCAGAATTTGACATGCAACTTGCTCCCCAAGATTGTCCGAAATGACACGATGGAGGATAAAAACTTCCTGGTCGTGCCGATGGTCATTCTGACGGAGGGAGTCCACAAGGGCTCGGGCGGACCGCTCTATTACCCCAAAGACGAGCTTTCCAAAACCCCGGCGGTTTGGAATCACAAGCCAGTAGTGGTATACCACCCTGAGATCAATGGCCAGGGAGTTTCGGCCTGTGATCCCGCTATCATCACCAACCGCAAAGTCGGCGTGATGATGAATACCACTTTCGATAAGGGCCGGCTCCGCTCCGAAGCCTGGATTGAGAAGGACCGGGCTAACAAGGTGGATGAACGGATCCTGGCCGCGGTGGAAAAGAACGAAATGATGGAAGTCTCCACCGGCGTGTTTGTGGATTGCGAGTCGACCGAGGGAGAATGGAAGGGGGAAGAGTATAGGGGCATCGCCCGCAACTACCGGCCCGACCACCTAGCTATACTACCCGATAAGATCGGGGCCTGCTCCATTGCTGATGGGGCTGGCTTCCTCCGCAATGAGCAGGGCCGGGCGGTGATGCCGAAGGGGATCCGCAAGGCTTTCGATCACTTTTTAGTTCGGATGGGCTGGGTTAAAGCCTCGGAATTGGAGGACAATATGTCCTTCTCCGCCATTACCGATCAAATCCGCCAAGCCCTCTGGGACCGGCTCCATATCTCCAACCAGAACTACAACGGCCCCTACTGCTATGTAGCGGACGTCTATGAAGATTTCGTCATCTATGAGTTCGACAACAAGCTTTATCGGCTGGGCTATACGGCGACCGATACAGGGGTCACACTCAGTGAGGACGATCCCGTAGAGGTCAAACGGGTGACGGAATACCGAACAACTTCGGGAGCCTTCGCAGGCAACCAAGAGCAGGACCAAAACACAAAACAAAACAACAGTATGGATAAAAAGAAAATCGTGGACGCCATTATTCTGGCCGCGGCCGCCCTTGGGACCTGGACCGAGGCGGACCGGGAACCACTCATGGCGATGAACGAAGCTCAGCTAAAGCTGATCGAGAAGAACGTGGCCCCCGCCAAGACGACTAACAATGCCGCCGCGGCGCCGGTCGTCCCCAAGGACCCGCCCAAGATCAAAAAGGATGAACCCAAAGCCATCTACCTGGCGCGTTGCGAAGGCATGGGACTTGTTGACATGGCGGCCTGCTCGGCAGCCTGGAAGTCTCAAACCAACGCCGACGAAGAAGGGGAAGGCAAAGCCAAAGTCGTCACCCTTGAGTCCTACGTGGAGGCCGCTCCGGCTCCCATGCGTGACGTTCTCAACAACAGCCTCCAGGTCTACAACGAAGAAAAGGCCAAGTTGATTGAGGGTATCCTCGCCAACAAGAACCACGGTTTCAAGAAGGAGGACCTGGAGAATCGGCCCCTCGGGGAACTGCGCAACTTGGCCGCCCTCGCCGGCGTCCAGGCCCAGGCCCCGCAAACCCGCACCGCTAACTACGGTGGCCAGGGCAACGTCCCCAGCACCAATGCGGAGGCGGAGGAGCCCATGGAAATCCCCATCATGAACTACGACCAGCCCGGCAAGAAGAAGAAAGCCGCCGCCCTGGCTGACGACTAAACCCGCCTCATCAAACCAAACAAAAGAACACAAACACTTAGCACCACAAAACTATGATTGGAAAAACGAGACCCACCCGCATTCACCTTCTGGGTGACGGGCGGCATGAGGAAGGGGTGGCGGATACCGTTATCACGCCGGGAATGCTGATTGCTCTGCAGAATGAGAGCCGGCTGATCCCCCATGACCAGGCCGGCAAACCTGCCGAGCTCAACTTCGCCTTGGAGGATGCTCTGCAGGGCCGGACCATCGAGGACGACTACGCCGAAGGGGATCTGGTCGGCTATGTCAGTTGCAACAAGGGTGACGTCGTCCTGGCCTGGCTGGCGGATGGCGAAACGGTCGAGGATGGCGACTTGCTCGTCAGCAATGGCGACGGGCGCTTGGCCAAATCAGGGGGCTCCGACTCGGTTCTGGCGGTGGCACTGGAGGCTCACGACCTGACCGAAAGCAGCAATTCCACCGCCGCCCGGATTCGGGTTCGCGTCCTCTAACCGACCCCAGCATCACACCTGATAACTCCGTAAACCTTACAACTATCAAATCGAAAAGAAACTAATATGGACTTCTTCCTAAATGGACAGGCCAACGGGGCCGTGGCCACGACGTTGTTGAATAACAACTTCGACGTAGCCGCGCTGCGACCCTGGGTGGGTAAAGATGGGCGACATTACATCGCCCGCAACGACAACGGTAAATCGGTCTCGGTTCCCTTGATGAACCAAACCGCTTTGCTGCGTCGCGACGAGTGGAAGCAGATCGATGACTCTGTCATGATCGCGGCCCGGGAACGCCTCCGCTTGGTGTCAGACCTTCGTTCCGCCGGACTGACTTATACCATCCCCAATGGTATGGGTAAGACGGTGTTGGAAAGCCAGACGATGGGCGATATCACGCCGGCTACCATCAGCATGGATCCGGCTCGTATCTCGGAAGGCGATCGGCCCGACTTCGGGATCGTGAACCTGCCGCTCCCCGTCATTCACAAAGACTTCTACTTCAACGCCCGCCAAGTGGCGACCTCCCGTAACACCGGAGCCCCCGTTGATACGACCACGGCCCAGCTCGCTGCTCGCCGGGTGGCCGAAGAAGCGGAACGGCTCACGTTGGGTATCGCCCCCACCTTCAATTACGCTGGTGGGACGGTTTACGGTTTCACCAACTTCCCCCAACGGATCACGGTGGAGTTGACAGCCCCCGACGCCAACGACTGGACGCCTAAGACGCTCCTCCAGGAATTGCTCCGCATGCGCCAGCACTCGGTCGACAACCTCCACTTCGGGCCCTGGGTCCTTTATGTGTCGCCGGCTTGGGACCTTTACCTCGACGACGACTACAGCGATGAGAAGGGTGACAATACCCTGCGCCAGCGCCTCGGGGCTCTGAACGGGATCAGTGATATCCGCACGGCGGACTTCCTGACGGGCTTCCAAATGGTCCTGGTCCAGATGACGAGTGATGTCGTTCGCCTCGTCCTCGGGATGGACATCACCACCCTGCAGTGGGAAACCTTGGGTGGCATGCGCTTGAACTTCAAGGTCATGGCTATCATCGTTCCGCAGCTGCGGGCCGCGACTGATGGTGAGACCGCGGGGATCATTCACGGGGCGGTCCCCGAATAAGGTCGAAACCTTCACAACCACGTTTAGATCAAAAAACTTAGCAATATGCCAAGATTCAAAGTAGTCGCAGGGGCCCACATCCAGGAGGGTAAGGTGTTCACCAAGGGTAAGGTCGTTAATAGCGATCACGACCTGGCCACCACCTTCAAGGGCAAGTTCGAAGCTATCGACAAGCCCGAAGAACTGGAAGCGGGCAAGGAACGCAAGGCCCTGGAGGAGGGCAAAGAAGAAGAGGAAGAGGAGACGACCACCAAGCGCCACCGGCGCCGGCACAAGTCCTCTGAGGAATAACCTCAACCCTCCGCATCATGCCACGCACTACTCCAGAGTTGGTCGGGACGATTATCGAAGTGGACTCGAGGATTGCCTTGGGGCCTTTTATTGTCACGGCCAACCAACTCGTCACGGAGATATGTGCGCCCTCCGGCAAATTATCCGTTGAGCGGCTCGAGCTTATCGAAAGATACCTCTCCGCTCACTTCTATACACTCCGCGACCCCCGACCGGTGATGGAGCAGGCGGGGGACGTGCAGCAGACCAATCAGAGCAAAGTGGATCTATTCCTTTGCACTTCTCATTACGGACAGACAGCTATCATGCTTGATACTACCGGCGGCCTGGCGGAACTCAACCGGGAGCCGGAGAACGGACGTGTCAAGCGGACCCTCTCCGTCTCCTGGGTGGGGACTTATCGACAGCTTGTCTTCCCCGGCCGTAAACTCTGTATTCCCGACAACCGCTGAAATGGCACAGTGGACTCCAACGCAGGAATGGGCCCAGCAAGACGCTGTCATTATTGGGGGCGGGTCCTCCCTCGCGAAGTTTGATTTCCAGTCCCTCCGGGGCCGGAACACGATTGGTTGCAATGATGCCTTCCGGCTCGGACCGGAGATCGTGAAAGTCTGCCTTTTTGGCGACGCTTCTTGGTTTCACCGTAATAAGTGGGACCTAGAGCAGTTTACGGGCCGGGTCGCAACCCTCGCCCCTTCTCTTTATTCCATCAAAATCCCCTGGCTCCTGACGCTCACCCGCTCCCGGGACGGGCTACATACGGATGGGACGATCGGCTGGAATCACTCGACCGGGGCCGCGGCTGTCAACCTGGCCTTGAGTATGGGGGCGGTCCGGATCTTTCTCTTGGGGTTTGATATGTGCCGTCGGCCGGATGGCCGGACTCATTGGCATAACCACAACCCTAAGCCGGTCCAGGATGAGTCTTACCGAAAGTTCCTCAAGGGTTTCAAGCAAGTCGAACAGGGTTTGGGTAAGTTCCCGGGGGCTCGGATCTTCAATGTGACTGATGGGTCCTCCCAATTGCCCTACTTCGCCAAGATGGGCTTTGAAACCTTTATCAAGTATGTGCCGCCCCAGAACCGGGTCCCCTGCATCCGATGCCAGAAGCGCAAGGAACAGGCCCAGGAGTTGGCCCGGGTATGAGCATCATATCCAGCATGCGGCGTCAAAAGGCCGTCTTTTGGGCCCGCCAGGGAAATGATAAGTTTGGGGCTCCCTCCTTCCAAGAGCCCGTCGAGATAGATTGTCGGTGGGAGGATGGGGTGGCCGTTATGGAGGACGCCGAAGGAACGGCCCTGACGTTTAATGCCGTAGTCTATGTCGATCGTCCTATGAAGATCGGGGACGTTCTTCGCCTGGGCGAGCTAGAGTCCGGTGACGCAGAAGATCCGGCCCAGGACCCCGAGGCTAAGACTATTCAACGATTTCGGGTCACTCCTAACATCCGCAACTCAGAGAACCTTTACCGGGCCTATCTATGAGTGCGATCATCAGCGCCATTACCATCGGGAGCAATACGGTTTCCGGATTGGACGTGATCCTGAGTAACCTCCAATTCCATGACGATCGGTTGGCTAAGTCCCTGGCGCGGGGGCTAAAGAAGTCCGGCCTGCTCTTGCAAAGGGAAAGCCAGAAGTTGGCGCCGGTGGAGTTTGGACCCCTCAAGGCGTCGGCCTATACCCGATCTACCGGCAGCGGCTACGGCACTTCCGTCTGGGTGGGGTAT